AGGTTTTGCAGCTAAATTTTTACAAGGAAAATAAACTTCTTTCCCTTTTTTAATAATCAACAAACCACATGACTCTCTAGGGTTTTCTTTTATTGCGTGTTCTAGTGCTTTATCTTGCCACATTATGAGAAAAATGTACCGATACCAGGAAAATCATCAGGTAAGACCTGACGTTTTGGTAGTCTTACTCCATGAACATCAGAACTCGCTGCAAGCTCGAACACAACTTCCATCCTGTTTTCTGCTGATTTGCGATCAATAAAAAATACTTGCTCATCGAATGTAGCAGTAGGATCAGGAGTACCAAATGGGTTTATACCTGACTCCATATTTATAGAGTTACCATCCTCTTGTAAAATGCCAGATCCGTTTTCTAACAATATTACACCACCTGTAAAATTTGTATTATCTATATATCTCAATAAAGTTCTTATTCTTGTAACTTTTGCACCCTCTAATCCTTGTGGAAGAGTTAATAAAATAGTTGTTATTGTTCCTAAAATATTAGATATTTTTAATGTAGGTCTTGGTGTTTGCTTGCCATTGTATTCAAAACCCTCTGCCTCTATAGGCATCCTTGTATATTCATTATTATCGAAGATTATATTGCTATTCTCATTTGTATTAGTTCCATTATGAAAGTAATAAGTTTGAGAAATACTGTGCATTGTTGTATTTAACTCAAGCTGAAAAAGCTCAACAATATTACTTGGATTAGGTTTTTGTAGTTCAGCTACAGGTATTGCCATTAGGGTTCAAATACTTCTCTAAACGTAACTGTGATTGTTGCAAGATTCGGATAAGGTATGGTTTTCTTTCTATTTAAAGCACGATATTTAGATGTGGCTGCCTCATCAGGTGCTTGCCAGTTAAAATAATCACCATCTGCAATTCGTGCATCCAAAAAAGTTTCTATAGTATCGCTTTGTGCTTCTGTAATATTTTCAAAGGAAAGATTATAAACTTTTGGATTAATATTCAATCCAAATTTTATAACTTGTTCATAACCATCTTGAAACCTTGCTGTTGTAACAAATGGTTTTATATCTTTTGTAACACCATAAACAGGTTCTATTGATGGGAATGTCTCAGCCATTAACTTAATAATCCTCCTGGTCGTTTTTGTTTAATAAGTTCTGCCTGTACAACAGCCCCTAACATCTTACCGAGTTCTGCTGATTGAGTTTCATTTGTCTCAACAGAAGAACCAGAAGCGTCTACATTTACAACTATATTACCTATTCCTCCACTAGCTTGTACTCCAAGTTTTCCATCTTTACCACGTTTTAGAGGCATGATGGCTTCTGCCCCTGCTTCTCCCATCAAACCCATACCATTTGCCATAGGAAATAGTGTTGGTTTGTCAACAACACCTCCGTAAGCGTATGGAACAATTTTGTTCTTAGCAAATACATTTCCTTTAGCACTACCTGTAATGTCAATATTTGGGAATATTGCACTAAACAAAGGTTTGGTTATTGCATATCTAACAAACATCCTTGTCAAATCAGAAATAATAGAATTTGCAAGGTCTTTAAAATTAAGTTTACCTGTCAATACAAATTTCACTATTGCATCTTCTGCACCTTTAAAAGCATTTACAAAAGCTTCTTCTGTTTGTTTTGCTATATCAAATGCTGTTTTTGCAAAGTTTTGTAATGGTGTGGTATTAAGATCTTCTAGTCCTGGTAAACCTTTTTTATCTTGTTTCCCTTCTTCTTCATCTTCCTTACCTTCTAATTTTTCAAGCCTTAATAAAGCTTTATCAAGTTGTTGATTAAGTCTTTTTGATACTCGTTTATCAGTTGTTTTTTCTATTCTTTTCCTAAGAGATTCAATATCTTTTTCTGTTTTAGCAATCGCATTTCCTAAACCAATACCCAAGAATTTATTAAATGCCTCAATAGCACTTGTTATAGCTTCAACAATACCAGCAAAAACTTTTTGAAATTCTGCTCCAATAGGTTGCAATATAGTACCTACTGCCAGTTTCAACCTATCCATTGTTGTTTTTAATCTTTGCCCTGCATCAGCAGATGAATTAGCTACTTCCTCTGCTGTTTTCCCGAAGTCAGTATTTAATTTCTCAGCAAATTTAATAACTTGATCCAACCCAACAGTTCCATCTCTCAAGTCTTTTTGTAGTTTTGCCAAACTACTACCATTAGCTTCTGCAAATTTCACAACTGCGCCAGCCAATCTTTCTCCCAACTGGCCTTGTAATTCTTCAGCCGACACCTTACCTTTACCAAAGATCTGCGACATAGCTCGAATCGCAGATTGTACATCTTCCGCATTACCACCAGTTGCTTTAATAGCTTCTGATACACCTACAAAAACTGTTTCAGCATTTTCTATAGTACCACCAGCACCTAAAACAGAAGCAGATAATGTTGTGAACTGTTTGGTGGATGCTGCTATAGGTACATTTAGTCGTTTAGATGTCGTAGAAATAACCTCTAAACCTTTGTTAAAATCTGTACCATTTTTAGTTACACCTCTTAAGGCAATCTGTAACTTTTGTATTTCTGCTGCATATATTGCTGCATCTTTCTGAAAAGAAGCTATCCCAGCAACAGCATCAACAGCTCCTCCTATAGCAGCACCAGCAAGCGCACCCGGCGCACCACCTGCTATCGCACCAATACTCGCACCTGTAGCTGCTCCAGCAGGCAAAAATCTTGATGCAGAAGCACCTATAGCAGCACCTCCAGCAGCTTGCGCTCCAACACTCATCTTGCCAAACATACCGCCAAAACGACCACCACCACCGCCTTGTGTAGCAATCAATCTCTTCATGTCTCTTTCTGTTTCTCTTATAGCAGCACTTAACTTTTTATATTCAGCAGAGCCAATAGCTACATTATCTTTAGTACGCTTTAAAGCATCAATTTGACCTTGGAAAGCATTTTTACTAAGTGAAGTTTCTTTTCTTATTTGCCTTAAACTATTTATAAATTTATCAGTTCCTTTTTCTGTAAGTTTTACTGTAGATTTTAATTTATCAAAATCTTTACCTAGACCACTTATCTGCGAAAAACCTTTTAAATCTAAAATTAACTGTATTTTATCTATAGCTTTAGCCACTACTACTTCTCCTTATTCATTTCTTTCATCACAACCGATTCCATAAGTTGTAGACCCTCGAACATTTCTTGACGGTTATCTACATGATAAAGGTCAAACAGTCCTCCATCAAGTAATAACACCTCGTATTTTAATCCTACTACACCTCCAAAGGTTGTGTTCCATTGTGTTTGACATCGTAGAAACATATTTACAATATCCCAATTCTCTTGAAATACCTCAAAATCTTTATTCTCCTCTGGTTGCTTCTCGATTACAACACCAAAAGCTTCAGCATCTTTCTGTGTTTCATCTATAACTTGTTTGCCACTCGAAGCCCAGTATTTAGCAGCATCAATTAGTTTCCCACTTGTGCATTTGCATAGAATTTTTTAAAAGCATCTAAAACACCTGCAACAAAATCAATATCTTCTGCAAATTCTTTTAAAGTTTTTTCGCTAAATTCTATTGGTGTGCCATCCTCCTCATTAACATCAGACCAACCAACTAATACCTTTTTTAATGCCTCATATTCTGTTGCAGATTCAAAAGAATCTAGTTCTGGTCTTGATAAACGTATAAACTTACCAGTAAAACTTGTTGTATCAAATTCACCAATCTTAGTTTCACTAGGAGTTTGAATTTCTACAGGCCAAGGATAAACCTTGGTTTTTTTTCTAACAAATGCCATAAATCAAGATATATACTTCTCTACTCTACCTCAGTAGTCAATACTTACTAAGTAAAGACTAAGCTCATCTCGTCATTTGCTGAACTTGGTACAAGTGTGTATGGAATTTCTAACATAGTTACTCCATCAGCCTCACCGTAAGCAACATCTCCAATATCAACCTTTGTGCTAGTAAACCTACAGATATTACCAGCAGTAGATCCATGAGTAACTGTAAAGTTTCCAAGAGATGAATCTGTAAGAGCAGCAGCAAAATAATCTTTTTGTGCAATCGTAGGTGCTTCTATTGTTATAGAACCATTAGCTGCTCTATCAGTAAGTAAAACTTCTTTTGTACCACCAACAAGTTCTCTATAAACTATTTCATTACCAACATCCATAGAGAAGTTCATTAATGCACCTGCGTAAGATAACAACTGAAAACTACTTGTATTTCCGTTTTTGAATATCAATGGTGTTGCCTGATTTCCATAAGTTACAGCAGGTAAGGCTGTATCTGTTGGAGCATTGTAGATCCCAGTAAACGTGAAATCAATAGAAGGAATTTCACCCACAGCAGCATTGATAACAAAACTTCCTCGACAACCTGTAACAATATGTCTTACACCATCTACGTTGTAGTGAATAGTAACAGATGAAAAATTAGCTGAAATAGGTTCATAAGTAACGCTTGTACCACTCGCAATAGTTTCTGAAAACCCACAGGCTTTAAGCGCACTTCCGTATCTTGGAGCAGTTCCAGCAGCACCAGATCCAGCAAGTTCTACGCTAAACGTACATTCAACTCTAGTGTTTGCTAGTAGTTGCTCAGATGCTCCTAAATACGGTCTGACAACATCTCTGTTTACTACATCACTAGATTGTGGTGTAATGCTTAGATCTCTTACAAGAACAACGTCTGTTGCTGAAGGAGTTGGATCTGTTCCATAGCTGCTTTCAGCCTCAATTAGAATTACTCTCTTCCTTGTCAGTTGTGCCATCTTTGATTACCT